ATCTCTCTTACCTTTTGAACTATCAATGGACAACAAATCGCTGTTGGCGTTGGTGGGGATAGGAGCAGGCGTCGGTTTTTGCTGGCGTATGCGGGATAGGATAGCGGGCTATGTGGCGATTGGGCCATACCCTGCATTGATACGAAGTTTGCCCCACAGGGTATTTCAGCGATGCCTTGTGGATGTTACGAGAAGAACGTGTGTGGTTGATTGGTTCCCATTGGATGAAGTTACTAGCGTAGCTCGCCGTAGCAAGGAAAATGGGCATGCCGTTTCGGGTTCTGTGCGTGATTCAGCTAGAGTTGCGATTGATGCCGCGATTCAAACCAAGGGCTGGGTTAAGTATGAGTTGTCACCTTACAGCGGTGGCCGTTATAATCGTTGTTATAGTCCACACTACGCGCCGGGGGATTTGGGAAACGAAAATCGGAAAGATAAGATTTCCCCCGGAATGGTCGTAGTTGGGATTGACGTCGATTATTACGTTGAGGATTGGACGGAAGTGTTAGGACACCCCGTACCAGCAATATTCCATACTTTCCAACCAAGGAGCGTAGCTGGCATTGATGGCGACTCGCCGTATAGAATAAGGAATAACATCGTAGAGTATGAGGTTAGTGGTGGTAGCAACTGGAGCCACGGAGTTTGGGACTGGTGTGTTGCGGGTGAGTTCATTCGAACCCCAGTCGTCCGTAATTGGTGGCGTTGGTTGCTATCGCTAATCGGGGTTGAGGAAGTGATTTACCATAAGGTGCATCACTCCAGGCCCTGGGAAACCTGTCCAGATCGCGCATTGGTTTGGTGCACCCCGGTGTCTCGTCACTGGATGGTGCGCTGGATTGAGTGCGAAGTGAAGGCGAGAAGCCTCCGACGGATGTGTTACGCCGACCCAAATAGGCCAGGATGGAACGCCTTAGTGTCACTCGAGGACAACAACGAGTTGAGTGTGTCAATAGGAAGAGAAGGCGAAGACTGTGCAGTACGGCTTAAGAAAGCCGATTTGGACGTCCTTTTAGGGCTACAATCGGCCCAATCAGTCACTAGTAGAATGATTGGAATGGGTTATAAAGAACAACGAACCCTAGCTATGGTGGGACAATATTACCGTAAGGGTTTGTCCCAACCAACAGGAGAAAGCCGAATCATGCGACCACACGCAGTTCAAGTCCACTGGCCAAGCGCTTTTGAAGCAGACCTGCCAGAGTGCTCCAGCCGTTGCTATTCAACACCATTAGTGGATGATGAGAATATGATGCCAATGATTAAACGTTGGGAATCCTTATCGGAGTCACTAGAACAGCGAGTGACATTTGTTGCTAACAACAAAGTTCCGAGTAAGAGGTTCCAACAATGGGCAAGGGAGTTTGTCGAATTAATAGTGCCTGAACCAATAGCACACACTGGTGTGCCCTATAGTTTGGAAGAAGCAGCCGCTGAGTTAACAAAACCGGCTCAAGTACTAGGAGTTCGTCAGATATGGGAGACCGTCGACGTACCACCAAGACGGTTGATAGAATCGTTCCTTAAGAACGAACCTTGCATGAAGAGTGGCCGAATAATATCATCATTCCCTGATATGCGATACCTGTTAATGTTCTCCGCTTTCACTTTGAAATTCCGTGATGAGGTATTTCACAGTGAGCGGCATGAGCATTGGTTCCTACCAGGTAAAACTCCAGTACAAATTGCGCAACGGTTGCAGGAATATGTCGCCGGAATAGACGAACCAGCTGAGACAGACTTTAGTAATTTCGACGGAACGGTTTCGAAGTGGATGCAGAGAAACGTCATGAATGCCATTTATCTCAGGTACTTTGATCAGCATTTCCATGCTGAGTTACAACCGTACCT